ATCTTCTTTTATTAACTCTTGAATCAAAAGATTCTTTATTTTTAAAAGTTGATAGTATTTCTGGACTTATTTCTTCTGGTTTTTCAAAATATTTAATTTTACGACCAACATCAAGATTATCACTAATTTTTGCATCAAATTCAATTTTTCCTTCTGGAATATTGAAATCATATTTAACAATATCAATCGCAAGTTGTTCCAGTTGAGATATGTGTTCTTCCTCAATATCTTTTATTTTATTAAAAGCACTAATTGCTAATGATATGAGTTGTCTTTCATCGACATCTTCCCTTTGTGTATATTTTTTTACTTTTTCAACAACATCTTTAAATCGCTCAGAACCAAGTTGTTGAATAAACTTGTCAGAATATGTTTCATCTGGGGTTTTGTTTTCAGATGGTATCCAATGACCATAATCACCAAAATCCTCTTCTTTTAATAATAATTTATGCAATTCTTTTTTTAAATTCATATAAAGTAAATATTTTTATATAAATAGTTTGAAAAACTAAAATAACAACAAGTTATATACAATTTTTATCTTTTTTCTCTGAATCTTGCTCGTGGTTGAGGTTCACTTCCTGGTTGAATTCTCCTTGGAGTAAATGGATCTTCCCAAGGTTCTTTCTTTGGTGATATTGGATTATCAATTTGAATGTCTGGCTCTACTTCAGGGTCCATAGTTTCAATATCTGGATCATCATGTTCTGGTTTTGGTTGTAATTGTTCTTTTAAAATTGATAATTCAATTAATTTTATTAATTCCGATTCTTTTATTTTAATTATTTTTTTCATAAGTATTTTTAATTATTTATTATTTATTATATTACGTATATCCCTAAAGGAATATTGGACATTGTATCATTTAATGCTTTTGATTCTCTTGCTTTCTTTTCTAAAATGTTTACATAAGTTAATTCTTCTAATCTTTCTTTTAATTCTTCAATAAGTTTTTCTTGTTCTGCAATACCTTCAGATAATAAATCAGCATAATCCATTATTCTCTCTGCTTCACCAACACCAACAACACCACCAAATTTACCCCTCACTTTTCCAAGAGTTTGTTTAGTTGTTGCCAATAAATATCTTCTAACCCATGTTTGGGCTGGTTTATTTAATTCTGACCACTGAATATTATCAATATCAACATCACTTGGTAATCTTACAATATCTTTATTTTCATTTTTACATTGATCTATACTGGTTGAATTAGTATCATAATACCAATACCAAATTTTTGCACCATTCCATGCTGGATTAGCTAATCCTCCACCCATTCCTCCTCCAGGTTGATATTTTCCACCTGGAACAGGATATAAATATAATAATTTTGTTCCATTTGGTCCACCAACAATTCTATAAGTTAACTCACTTCTTCTTATTCTATCTTTAAGACCTCTATCCTGAGCGGATAATAAAATATTAAACACAGGTTGAACATATTCCGCAGCACGACCAATATAACTCCATCCAAATTGTTCTGCTGACCAATTAGACCTTGAAAATGGATCTATTAAACCTCTATCTATTAATGGGGGAGTTACCCATAAAACTTCATTAACTTCCCTGTTTTTTGGTATTGTATAAACTTGTGTTCCGGCAGTAATAACAACAAAATCTTTTTTAAGTTCCCAGGGACTATTTGTTCCAAGGCCAACTTGTTTTGAATATGCAAAACTAAATGACCTTGTGAAATCTAAAGAACGTGTAGTAAATGCAAAGGATAAATCTGTTGAATTTGTATCTAAACCTATTAAACTATCCCACTGCTGATCAATTAGCCAATTATTAACATAAGATGAATAATCTTCAATTGATATTTCAAGAAATGTTTCCAGTTGAGAATTATCAATTTCAATTTGTCTTAATGGGGCACCAAGTTGATGTTTTATTCTTGTAAATAATTTGTCTTTTTCACTTGTTGTGATATCTGCCATAAGAATATATTTTTATATAAATAGTTTGATGATTGAAAAAGAAATCATTTATATATTTAGTGGAGATAGTGGAAATCCAATCCACCCAAAAGCATTGCAAATGCTCTTCGCCAGCCTTGGTACATGTACCCCCATATTTTATTTAATCTGGAGCATCAGATGGGCTATGATCCCACAACCTCCGATTTGGAAGACCGGCGCTCTACCAATTGAGCTACTGATGCACATTATCTTATATAAATAGTAATTTTTGATATTATTTATTTCTTATGTATTCATTTTATTGAGTTTTTTATTTTAGAAAGATATTTATAAGTGTAAAACTTTAAGTTTTATATAAATAATGCAACTCGTAGAGCGACATATTAGGATAAACGATAAAGCAATAGAGGATATTTGTTTTAAATCAGCCAGATTGTATAATTTTTGTAATTATCACAAACGGCAAGCATTTTTTGGTAATATACAGAAATTTGAGGAATATGAATTATCTAAATTGCTTGCTGAATTTAACCAGGAAGATTATAGGGCATTGCCGGCACAAACATCGCAGCAAATAATAAAATTACTTTTTAAGAACTGGAAGTCATATTTCAAAGCATTAAAAGAATATAAAAAATGCCCAAGCAAATTTAAAGGAAACCCTAAGCAACCAAAATACAAAGATAAGGCTGGATATTCTATTTGCATTTTCACTAATCAGCAAGTTAATTTAAAAGGGGGACTTATACATTTTCCAAAACAAGCAAATATTCAACCATTAAAAACAAAAGTAGATAATATATCACAAGTGAGAATAATTCCACAAGCAACTTGTTTTGTAATAGAAGTTGTCTATGAAAAAAAGGAGGTAAAACATGAAAAAATAAAAGAAGAAAATGTATTAAGCATTGATTTGGGATTAAACAATCTTATCACAGCAATAGATAATGTCGGTAATAAGCCTTTCATTATCAACGGTAGAGGATTAAAATCCATCAATGCGTATTTTAATAAAAAGCGAGCCAAGTTAATGAGTTATGTTGGTAATAAAGGGACGTCAAACAGAATAAATAAATTAACTTTTGACAGGAATAACAAGATAGAAAATGCAATGCACCAGGTAGGCGATTTCATTCTTAAATACTGTTTAAAGTATAATATTGGGACAGTTGTTATCGGTAAAAATGAACATTGGAAGAAGAAAATAAATATTGGTAGCCGTAATAACCAGAATTTTGTTTCTATCCCTCATGCCAAACTTATAGATAAAATAAAATATAAGTTAGAACTCAACAGCATAAAACTTGTTGAGCAGGAAGAAAGTTATACCAGTAAATGCGACCATTTGGCATTTGAACCGATACAAAAACAAGCAATTTATCTTGGCAAAAGAATAAAGCGTGGTTTATTTTTAAGTAGTATTGGCAAAACAATAAATGCTGATGTTAATGGTGCAATTGGAATAATGTTAAAATCAAAAGTAATTCCTGAATGTGAAAAATTCATAAGTAACATAAGGAATATAGGGTTAGGGTTTAACCCATACAAAGTTGAATTTGTAAAATCATTTGAACTCAAATGTAATGTTTGATGTAAAAATGAATAACCTTGTGGAACCTCTTTGAATCGAACAAAGACCCACTGTGCTTCAAACAGTTGTGCAGACCACCTACACCAAAGTTCCTTGGCGGTGATAGACGGATTTGAACCGACAATCTCTTCCGTGACAGGGAAGCAACATGCACCAATATGCTGTATCACCATTTATCATATAAACAAAAAAACCCTGACTTTTTATTAGCCAGGGTTTTTATATAGTTGTTATTTATATTTTTAACATAATCTGGCCATTATGGTTATCGCATCAGTTGTGCCATCACCATTTCCACCAAAATATGTCGTTATCTGTTTCATTATATTATTATAAATACAAAGATAAATAAAATATTCTAAAAAGTCAATAGATTAATTAAAAAAATTATTTAATTACCTGCCAAATTCTTTAAATATGGTATCTTTATAAAATCTTTGATCAGCAGCAGAAGTCCCACTTCCATTTGCACATCTTGTTCCACCCCTGATAATTGCTGCCGTAATTTTGGCATGCTCTCTTAAAACTTCATGAACTTGATTAATATTTTGAGCAAGACCCTTCATTGTAGAAAACCTTCTCATATCTGCTTCAACCAGTGTTAGTCTGTCAATTAATAATCTAGTCACATGAGTACCAAGTGTACCTGATAATTGAAGATTCATATCAGTTTTCCCACTTGACATATTGTCAGCAGCTGTTAAAAATTGGGCATGAGTAGTCATTGTGGCAATTTCATTAGCAATCGTACTTTCAAATTGATCTACCGCCCCACAAATATCTGTAAATAGTGGCATAATTTATTAAGTTTAATTATTTTTTTATATAAATAGTTGTTAGTTATGAAAAGTTTAATTTTATCATAACTTCTTTTTCCTTATTTCCAAAATGAGATTGAGATTTTATTATATAAGAATCAATATATTTATTTAAATTCAATTTATTACATAATTCTTCTGACATATTAATAATTAACTTATTATAGGTTAGTAACTTATCAATAAATTCTTTTTTCCATTGACTATATGAATTATAATCAAAATAATTATTATAATTCTCTAAATCAAAATAAGGAATGCTTGTAAAACAAATATCATATTTTATATTTTTATTAAAATCTTCTAATTTACAATTATATAACTCATTATTATCTTCAAATTTTGAAGATAGTATTGATAATTCGCCATATATCTTTTTATTTGGTTCTAATCCAATATATTTTCCATGTGGGAACAAAGATTTAAACCCCAATATTCTTCCACCAAATCCACAACAAGGATCAAAAACTATAGGGTTTTCAATGTTTTTTGGCAAATAATGATTATATATTGAAGCTGCTAATATAGGTTTAAAAAATGATATTGTATTTCTGTTGGCAGATAAACCCTTTATTAGGTTTTTTAGTGAAAAATCAAATATTTCATTAGAATCATTACATCCAATTCTATATTTTATAATTCTTTTCATTGTGGTATCGTTGTTCCATGCATGAATTGGTGATTCATTTCCTTTATAGTTACAATCCCAGTATGATTTAAATAATGATTTTAAGTATGTATTTCCTATTGAATAACAAATATTACTAAAAGTGTTGGTGTTTTCATCATATACCCTGGACAAATCATAATTCTTAATAGTGTTAATAATATCATTTAAATTATCATTATTTTCTGGATATGGAAACTCTGAATGAAATGTTCTTATAAATTTCAATAAAAGAGGAATATATTTTTCCAATTTTGATTTTCCCTTTGTTTCAATATAATTTTTGAAATATTCTTTTAATATTATTTTTTGGTTATAGGAAATTGAATAATTTGGAGTATAAGAATTATTTATAATTAAATTGATTAATTCATTTTCTGAATTAAAAATTTCATTTTTATTATATCTTATCCTATAAAATTTAAAATCATATCCGATTAAATTAGATTTTTTATAGTCATTTATTGAGTTTTGAATTGTTTTTATTGTTAAGTTCTCTAAATAATTTTTATGAAATACTTCCCCATCAATCTCAATAACCGTATCTATTTTTGGCAAATAAAAATCAAATTTCTTTCCTTTATATATAAATGGTGTTATATATTTAATATTTATTTTTTTTAATTTTGTTTCAAAATCAATTTCATATGAAGATTTTTTATTGGGAAATGTCGTCCCATGTTTTAAATTATATTCTGTTGTTATTTTTGATTGATTTTTTGTACTATTTAAAGAATTTGTTGATAATATAGAATATTTTTCTTTATATTCTTTTACAGTTACTCCATGTTGAATAAAATGAGTATTTGTTAATTTTTTAAGTTTTTTGTTACATATTTTACAAATAATATAACTATCTGTATCTTTGAATGATTCATTTCTTTTCTTAATTTTTTTGAAGTTGGGGTGATATTTTATTTCTTCTGGAAATTGTTTTATAAATTCATTTATGGTTTTATTATGAGTATTTTTTAAATGAATTTCATAACACCCAGTTTTATTTTTGATATCTGTTGTCTCCCAATCACAATATTTACATTTTCTTGTTTGTTTTTCTTTTTTTAATAAAATGTTAAAATATTGTTCATGCCATTGAAATCCATTTTCTTTTAAAAATAATTTTTTATTATAATTTGAAGGTATTTTTATGTTTGGAAATATTTTTTTTAAATGAATTGTTAATATTCCCGACTTATTATTATAATCATTAAATTCTTTGTTTGTTTTTTTACACTTAACTATAAAATTATTACTTGAAATACTTCTTATTTTTTTATAATTTTCTTTTATTTCTATAATATTATTTGTTATTTGATTACCTTTTTTCTTTTTTGATATATTATAGTTTTTAAATATTTGATTAATTCTTTTTTTACTAATTCTAAACCTTAATGATAATGGTTCTGTTCCAATATTTGTTAAAGAATAAATGGCAACAATTTCTTTTTCCTGTTCTTTCGTTATTGTTGTTTTTTTCATTTTTATAATATTTTTAAATTATATTACAAATATAATATATAATCCGTTTAAAGTCAATCTTAAATTAGAATAAACATAAAAAAGGATCTGAATTTTTATTATCCAGACCCCCCTTTATGGTTTAAATTTGAACTACTTTACTTATTATCTAAGTTCAGTTGGGTCAAAAGTTGTTAATCCATCACAGAAGACCTTGCCATAGAACCTGTTATTTATCATTTTCTTGGCATATCTTGTCATTACCCCCTTAATTGGTTTAAAGTCAAATGGATTATACATTGTAGGTGTCAATTGCATTGGAACATATGGAGCATATATATATCCAGCTTCCAATATCGAATTTCCTTTATGTCCAATTAACATTGTGTTAGCTGGAGCGTAAGGATCACGATATACTTGATATCTTCCACCAAGAGATCCAACTCTTTCAATACCCATGTTATATTTGTCCTGTTCAGGATCAGCATTTGATACGTGGAAATATTCCAAATCATCTAATACTGCTGAAATTTCAGGTGATATAACTATCCAAGAAGCTCCACCTCTCAGTGTTGCTTTATGAATTTGAGCTGAAATTTGATTTATTTTGGTTAACAATGTTTGATTCCAATCTTTCTGAGTACCGTGATACTGAGTAGTTTGGTTTCTCAAACCATTATAATCCCAACGTAATGTCCAAGCTGCACCTCTTCTAAGATCTCTAAGGATTTCCCTGTCAATTTCAGCTGCCATTTGTTCTGACAACAATGCAGTAAGTTCAGCCTCTGCATCTATATTATGGAATGCTGATACGTCTTGTGCAAGTTCAGGTGTCCATTGTGCTCTCATTTTACGAGTTGTTACAGATACCGTAACTTCATCAAGACTAAATGTTACTTCGGCCATTTCAGAATCTTGTTCTAAATCAGAATAAGTTCTGTAGTTAGCTGTAAATAAAATTTTATTAGTTGCTGAAGGTGTACCAGCCTGATCAACATATGATGTAAATGCCGAATAACCATTAGCTGCTGGATATGTTAAATCAATCTCAACATCAATTACACCATTAGAACTTACAATTTCTCTTCCGTATTGTTGAGTTTTAACTCTGAAAGGAATTGGGTCTCCTGCGGTAATACTTGAACCTTGGAAACCAGATCCGCCTGATAAATTTTGGTCTGCCGTAACTTTTAGACTAGCTAAAAATTCTTCAGTGTCCATAGGAACACCAGCAGGACCAATCAACTTACCATCACTTGTAGTTGTAAATCCTGTTAATTGAAATGTTTTGAATTTAGTTACCCCAGATTGCGGTGTAGAACCAGTAAGAACTGCATTTGTTGATGTGAATGCCCCTTTACTTCTATCAAATAAAGAAGTACCCTCATCATTATTTGCGGTTGCATAGAAACTATCGTACAATGATTTAGTTTCAAATTGAGTTCCTGAACCAGCTGTTAAATCGGCTGCATTAGAATAAGCACCATCCGGTGATGTGTGTCCTGTTGAACCAGTATCTACTCTCGTTGATACTTTTGGATTCAAATAGAACAGTTTACCAATTGGTAAATTAAGAGCTTGTACTGATACAATCTCATTAGCAAGCAATTTTGAAAAGACCCTACGTATAATAGGAAACGCAACAGTTTCAAACGCACCTGAATTAGATGCGGTTGTTGATTCATTCAACATGTAAGATGCTTGATTTTCAAACAACTGAGCAATATTATCTTTTATATGACCTTTTAGATCTTCTAAAAGACCTAATTTAGTCCATTTTTGTGTTATCAGTTCTCGTTGTTCTTTGAGTTGCCTCAACCCAATATTTCCAACTTCTCCTGAATTTAAAATTTGTCCCATAGTTATTATTTTTTAAGTTTTATTATTAATTATTTTCCATTCGTGGAATAGTTCATTAAGTCTTTCATCCTTTTTATTTGATTCTCTAATTGAGGATCAGAATAAACTTTTGATTCATTTATTTGTTTGGATGAGCTTGACTCTGAAGTTTTTGTTATTTTCTTTTCAACAGATTCTTTAATTGGCTCTTTTTTCAATTCACTAAGAAGTGTTTTATAAAGTTGTTTTGATTCTTTAATAGATTTGACTTTATCAAATCTTTGAATCATATCAATTTTTTCTTTCCTAGTGGTTGTTTCTTCTGCCATTATTCTATTGGCATAAGCCAAATTAGAATTGAATAATGCAACCTCATTAAGTTTTCCTCTCATATCAACAACAGCATTTTTGAGTTTTGTCTGAAACTCTTTTAATTCTTTATTTTCATTAAGAATTTTTACTGCTTTGCCTCTTAGAGAATTAAATTTCTCAACAAGTTGCTTATTTTTTCCAGCAGCTTCCTGATAAAGTTTTTTATATCTGGTATCTCCTGGTCTACTTCTAACATTGAAATTTTGGGGTTTTGATGTTACATTTCTTCCTTCTGCATGAGTAACATTAAAAGTTTCTTCCAATTCTTCATCTTTAGTCACTTTTTCTGATACCCCATCAGTTTCAGAAACATTATCTTTTCCTTCTATTTCAATTTCATAAATCATTTCACTATCATCATCTGTCAAATCGTTATCAGGACATTCTTCACAAACACCATCTTCATTAAGTTTTCCTTTATTTTTAGATTCACTTAATTCAATACGATATTCTTTGTCCTCATCTTTTATTTTGATCGAATCTCCATCTTTTTCAATTTCAATTTGATCATCTTTTGTCATTTTTTTGAAAACTTTGACAACATCTTCATCAGGAGTACTGGTAAGATCAACTTGTTCTATACCTTCTTCATCATCAGAAATTTCTTCAGGTTCTTTATCCTCTATTTTTTCAGAATCAATATCATCTTCTAAATCGGTTTCCACCTTTTCAGAATCAATATCTTCTAAATCATTGTCTTCGTCCTCATTTTCCTTGACTTTATTTTTTTCTTCATCAACTGGTTGTTGATCATGACTTTCTTCCATTTTTGTTTCATCAACAGAATCTTCTTTTTCTATTGATTCTTTAACTATGCGTTCAATTTCTGGTCTCATTTGTTTTGCCAGTATTTCTTTTGCATTGCTTTCAGCCGTTTTTTGAATCTCGCTTGCTTCTAACAAGGCTTGTTCAAGAATGGACTGTTTTTTTTCTTTATTTTCTGCCATAAATTATAAATATTGTATGTAAAATATTATCTTTATTTTTTAATAAATATACGTTAGTTTAAAAAAGTTCAGTTTTTTGTATATTTTTTTTATTTTTCTAAAAAATTATTTAAATTTTCTAAAAATGGATCAACATTAATTTTTTTATTTATTCTTAAAAATGATGGCTTATATTTTATATCTTCTGTAATATTTTCTTGCATTTCACTATTTTCAGCATATAAGAATGCACCTGGAGTTGAAGGAGAACTAACCAAATCAAATGCAATAAGTTCAAAATCATCTTGTACCACATTTTTACCATTTTGTTGTTCTAATGAACCAACACCTCTTGAAGATATTCCCATTTTAACTTCTTTATTAAGAAGATTAATAATTGTATCTCCAGGACAACTTATTATTCCAAATTTAAAATATCCAGGAGAACCAAGAATTTCAATAGTGCCCATTAATGTATTATCATCCCACCAAGTTTTAATCACTCTATGAGAAGAATCTTTAAATTCAACTAGACTATGATCTGGATGTGAACTATGCGAAAGAGCTCTTTTTTCTTTAATTAATTCCTGATAATTATTATTTTCTCTTTCTAATATATGACGAGGATAATATCTTCCATTTCTATTTTCTGTTTCACATTTTTGTAAAATACAATTCATAAATATGGAACTATCAGTTGATAATTTATTTTTATCAAATGATTCTGTTATTATTTTGGATTGTTCTTTTATTTTATCAATATCTTTTGTGGGGATGGAGTAAAATTCTCTTAATAAAAATCTACCATCATCAAATTGAAGTTGTCCATTAATATATTTTGGAAAGGGGTTAATCATTTAATTTTTAATTTTTTGAAATGTATTTGATTATAGTCTCAGTTAATTTATCTATTTTTTCATTTCTTTCTTTAATATTTTCTTTTAATTCTTTAATATCATCTGATAATCCAGATAATTTTTCATTTATTAATTTTTCATACTCTTCAAATCTTATTTGTTGTTCTCCAACCTGTGTTTTAACATCATAAAATTCTTTTGGTAATTTTAATTCTGGTGTAATATTTTTACCATTTTTTTTAAATATTTTTATTAATGCTCCAGTAATTATTACTAAAATTCCCAAAATAAGTGAAACCGATTGCCAATCCAAATTCATACTCAATTATTTTTTTAAAATATTTTCCAACTCACTTAAACAATTATTTTGTTTTAATTTTCTTTCTTTTTCCGTACTCTCATAATAAGTAATTTTTGTTTTAAGACTAATTATTTCTTTTATTAATTCTGTTTTTGACAGTTTATGATAAATATTAGTTGTACCATTACTGTTATTTAAAATAACTACTTTGGATTTTTGTTTGGTTAGTGTTGGCATAATGAAAAATTTTTTATTTTTATATTATATTTTATTATAAATATATGTTAAATTAAAAAAAATCATTTGATGGCTATTGACTTTTAAAATTATTATATCTATTTTTGTATTATTAAAAAACAATTAAAATTAAAAAATTATGTATTATCTTGTAAAAGTTAAATTCACAGAAGACGTTTTTTCAAAATCAAAAGGAGTTACGGAAAAAATAACAACATCTCAATTTTTGGTTGCTGCTGAATCTGTTTCTGATGCAGAATTAAAAATTCATGAACATTTGAAGGGTGCTCACAATTTTGAAGTATCAAGCGTTTCAGAAAGTAAAATTGAGGCAGTTATTGGGAAATTGGCCATCAAAAAAGAAGAAGAAGAAAAGAAAGAAGCTAAGGAATAATGATAAATGGGCCAAAAAACTGGAAAAGAGATAGAAATCTCATGCTTAAATGAAAACTTAAAATGTTTAAGTGGGACAGTAAAAAATAATAAATCACCAGATAGTGTTTATATCATTATTTCAACATGGGTTAAACCAAAGAAAATAAATAATGATTATAATAAAGTTATTTTTTCTTTTAAAAGAAACATAAGAAAAATAATAAGAGAGAATAATCTTATTAACAAAGAAATATGGAATGATTTTTATATTTTGGATCTTGATATAAGGTCTTCTGGAATAAAATTAGATAAAAAAAGTTTTATGTCTCTGGAGTTTAACTTATATCAAAGAGGTTCAGAAAATAATTATTTACCACTGGTATCAAAAGATAATAAAAAAGATTTGTCATTTTTTATTGATAAGTTTGTAAATGATTTAACAATATCTGATTTGTTTATAAATAATGAATGGTTTGAGTTTTGTTTAACAAAAAAGGATTTAAAATAATTTATGGAAAAGTCGAAAGAAGAATATTTTGTTGAACTGTTAAAAGTTTTAAAACCAGAAACTATTAATAACTATCCAGATTATATATTTTATATTTATAAAGATAAATTTTATATTAAATATAATAAAAAAAATAACTATGCAGCGTTAGATTATAATAGAATATGGTCAATTTTTTTATCCAAATATAAGTGTGATTATATGGAAATCAAAAAGATAACAACTGATCTGGTAGAAGAACATTTAAAATTAATGGGGGTAACAACCGCATTCTTATTAGATATAGAGTATTTTAATTGAATTATTAAAAGAAATTTTAAAATTAAAAAAAATGATTATAAATAAAAAAATTAAAAAGGAAATTGAAGAAATTAAAGATATTGAATGTGATTTATGTGGAAAATCATGCGAAGCTGGTTATGGTTTTGAATGTATGGAATTGCATGCAAATTGGGGGTTTGGTTCAAATAAAGATTTAGAAGAATGGACAGCACATATATGCGAAAAATGTGTTGATGAAAAATTAAAATTTATTAAATTTAATATTAAAAAATATTAAAACCCCAAACTCAGTTTATTAAGTTTGACCATATCATCAATATAATTATCTTTATTATAAGCCATTGAAGATAATTTTTCTTCCACAAGTTTAAGTTTATCAGATAATTTTTCATCAGAAGATTCAATTAGTTTTCTTTTTATCTGATTGATATTATTCTTTTTTATTTTTTCAAAAACCTTTTGTTTTCCGTTATTATCGTTATTAAATAATACAGTAAAAATTTCCCTTTCATTTTCATTTAAAAATGAATATTTATCATTAAATTTATTTATTGCCATTTCAATTATTTTTTTATCAGGAAAATAAGTTTCATTTTTAAGTTTATATTTATCTTCTTCTTGTTTTGAAGTATCCTCTGTCATAACGTATTCTAAAACGTTGTTATAACTATTATATTTTTTTTCTGGATCTGGAACATCTTTTAATGATTCTTTAATTAGAATATCAAGATTTTCATATAATTTTTTAGTACAAGGACATTGATTATTATTTTTATTTTCATCCAATACGTTTCCTCTTCTTATATAATCTGGCATTTTATATCCCTGTCTTTCCAAATCTTTTTTTGTCATATCATAAATATATTCTTCAACGCCATGTTCCCCCTCATCCCATTCAATCATTTTTTGTATTAAACCTTCAGGTGTTAAATTCTCATTTTCAATATCCACTAAACCATAATATTCTGCTTTTTTAATTATATCTGGATTTGGATTTTTAAAATATTTTGATGAGTCATCAGACCCATCAAATTCAAAATCCTTTAGTTTACCAGATGAATCAATATATGCTTCTTTTAATAATTTACTAAACTTATCAGATAATTTTTTATTTTCATTTAATAAATCTTTATAATTAAATTTTTTAAATAAATTTATATTTTCATTAATATATCTGGTTGCTTTATTTTCATCTTTTATATATTTATTCTCAAGATTACTATATACCACATATTGAGTTTTTAAAATATCTGACTTTTTAATTTCTTTTATAAAATTGTTAAAAATATTACTTTCCACATTTTCATTTAATAATGACTGTGTTAATTGTTTAGTTACATATTCTTTAATTATACCAAAATTTTCCATAATAATTTTATTTATTAATAAATATCAGTTAAAAGGAAAAAAATTATTAATTAAAAGGTTTACAAATATCATATTGATTCTCACTCCCAAGATAAAATTGATTTAATGGGTCTGGTATATTGCCTGCATCTCTTCTTCTGTACCAATCATCATATTTTATCATTTCTTCTTTAGTTCCAACATAATATCTATCATTATTAAGTGTATATACATTTGTGCCAGACCAATAAGTTTTAATGGGTTTTAACTCCCACAAACCATAATCCCCCTCCATATTTTTATTTAAAAACATAATTAATGCTATTGCTTTCTCATCATTGAAAACATCATAATTATCAGAATCAATAATATCTATCCCTCGTTCTTTAATTATATTCTCTATTAATCTCTTAAATTGACTTTATGTTATTATTATTTTCATATTCTTATATAAATATTTATAATTAAAAATAATTCACTTTTTATTTGGATATGTCAATTATTTTACTTACCTTTGTGTTCTAATTAACTTAATTTATTAACTTAAAACTTAAAAACAATGAAAACAAAAATGGAAGTAACAAAAAAAGATAAATTTTTAATAAATGGTAGTGGTCTATTTTTCTTTAAATCAAAATTAGATGAACTAACCCAATTAAAAATAGTAAAATGGTATAACAATTTATCTGATGAAGATAGAAAATATGTTGATCTATTAAGAAGTGAAGCATCTGATAATGCAGATTTTTTCTCACCAGTAGATTAAAAATAATTAATTTTTTATTTGGAAATGTCATTTATTTTACTTATTTTTGTACTGTGAAATTAAAATACCATGAAATTAAACTTCAATAAAAATGTTATGAAAAACAAAATAATCTTATTAAGAAGCGGAAACGTTATATTGAAAGTGCTTGGTCAATTCAGGACTTTACAACAGGCAAAATGGTTTATTGAAGATAACTATTTTGAATTTTACAAAGATGTGTGCCAATGGTCTAAATTTCAAAGTCCTGAATTTATTACGATAGAATAATAAAATTTATTAATTAATATTCAAAACTTAAAAACAATGAAAACAAAAATTTATTATGATTCGATGGGATACACACAGAAATCCCTTCAAAATTTAAGAAATGAACTGGCAAGAAAAATTGATAACAATATATCCACAACAAGTTGCATTGGAAGAATATTGAAAGAATAGGTGAAAATATATAAATATTTTTCACTTCAGGATTTTTATGACCCTTGGATGAATTCCGACACCCTCTATTCCATTGTCAAAGACGTTTGGAATTACTTTTATTAACATATTATAACTACCATTCACATCAGCATTTATTTTTCTTCCTTCTGAAGAAATAAATAAACCCCTTTTGATTCTTTTTCCTTTATACATTTTATGCTTTCGGATCGTTTCCAAATCCAAAAAGGAACATTTAGATGTATAATTTTCATTTTTAGTTATAACATTTATACCTTCTTTTTCGCATTTATAATTGATAAAATTTATAAATCTACTGTGTGGTATGCTGACAAAATTCTGATTATTTTTTGTTCCAATATTCACCTCTTGTTTCCAATTATCATTTTTCCCTATAATCAAAGTATTAATATTATTTTCTTTGAGAATGTTAACAATTAATTTGCTGGAAACATGAAGATAATGATTGATTTTATTTTGTCTTTTTAAATCAAGTTTCTGTACTTGTCTGCTTGTTTTTATTTTATGTCTTATTTCATTAACAGATTGCAAATGTGCTTTCTTTTTATTGTAAAACTGATTAATGGATTTTAATGGTTTTCCATTTATAATTAATGGTTTAAATTTTTTAACATTTGATACAATCGTTGCTAAATTATTCACACCCAAATCAATTGCTGCATATTTGTTATTATCCGTTAATTTTTCTGGTGTTACTATTGTATAAACCACCTCAATTACATGGTGATTATTTTTTGGGACAATTCTGACACAATCAATTTCCTCAAAAGATTTTAATTTTGTTTTAAATTCTATATTACATTGTGAAAGTTTAATTTTTCCTGTTTTTTTAAATACTTTTTTTGATACGGCTTGATTTGTAAACCAAGCAATGTATCTTCCCTTTTGTTTATCCAAATATTTTGGTAAACCAGGTCTTCCTTTAAATTTATTTGGGTTTTTTTGATATAATGTTAATGCTTTGAAAAATGATTTAAAATTCTTCTGTACCATTAACAAAACATTGGATGAAACTTTCCTTGGTAAGGCGCTATAAGATTCATGTTTCTTTATATGATGATATAAATCAAAAATAATATTTTTATTTTCTTTAATATATGCTTATCTGATTAGATATAAAGAATAATTGTATAAGTTTTTTGTTTTAAAACAAACATCTTCACATTCCTTAAATGATTCTGATGTATTTTTGATTAAATGTTGTTCAACAAGTTGCATAATATTTTTGTCTCATAGACATATATAAATATGCTGATACATTGAAAAGTTTGACTTTATGGAAAATAAATTATATATTTATAAATAAAAGTTAAAAATATTTGGTGAAAATTACTTAATTAAATTACCAGTTGATTTGTGGGATGAGGGATGGGAACATTATATTGAACCCAGCACTTTATTTAATGGTAGTGAAATAATTATTGATAAATCAACCATTGAAGAGCAAATTAGAAAAGCAGTTGAAAATGAAGATTATGAACTTGCTGAAAAACTTAAATCTAAATTACCTTAAATTATTTACTCTTTTTCATCATCTTCAATTTTTTTTATAATAATCTCTTTATTTTCACTTAACGTTTCATCCAAAGATTCAAACATTGTTTTTAAATCTTCATTTAATACTTTAGAATCATCATTCAATATTTTATATTTTGAATCTTGTTCCTTATCTTCACTTTCCAATATATTAATTTTATTTTCTTCAGTTAATTCAGGAAGTTCTGGCATTCCACCACCTCCTGGCCCTCCACCTGGTGGTTGTAATTCTTCACCCCCACCCATTCCACCAACACCTGGTAATTCGCCAGGTGCGCCACCTTCACCACCTTCTGGTGCTTCTTCCCCTGGTTTTTGTTGATAACGTTTATCCAAAGCATCAAATAATCCTGTATGAATAATTTGTTCTGGCGCTTCATTTTCTTTTCCTGCAGCCTTTTCCACTCTTTGTTGTTTAAGATCCAATATAATTTCATCATCAGAGAAACCAAGAATATTCTTTTTGGCCCATGTCATTGACGTTGCAGCAAATCCTGTATCATTTAATGATACCAAATCCTTATATAATAATACTTTTTCTTTCCACTGTTCAATCTTTAACATCTCTGCCTGTGTTGATGGGGAATTTAGTGTTAAAGTAAAATTGTCAAGTTCCTCTTCAAATCCTAACATATATAAATGGATAATGGCGATTTTATTTAATTCCTGAATCATTGATTGTTGAATACGATTAATTGTACGAGCAAATCTTATATCTTGAAGTGCCAAGTTTTTTCCTTCACCAATTGCTTCCTCAAAACCAAGAAATGCCTTTGGAACTCTCATTGCTGTGAATAATTTACGCTGGATATATTCTATATCTGCAATTTCAGAATTATATATAAACACCCCAGATTCTACTGCAAAAGTATGAAAATTATGATATTTATGTTCTCCATCTACGGTAATTGTTCCAGTATCAATTTTTTCTTCCAACCATTCAATTTTAGTAATTTTATGATTATAGTAATCTTGTTCTAAAAATCTATGAGTAGTATATTTTCCTGTTTTATTTTCTTTAGCAATATAATATCTCCAAGAATTAACATTTTTATATCCCAAATTATCAGAAGTTTTTTTAACCCATTCTCGATAATTTTTATATCCTTTTTCTTTAACCATTTTATCTACATGATTATGAGTAAATTCTGATAAATTGGTCATCGAGCTACGAATATTTGAATTTGACAATATAAATTCATGCATAAAGATTTTATTAGAATTTAATTTTTCAAGAGTTAAATCACTTCTGCCATATAATTTAAAAGTATCAAAAAATATTGAATATAACTTATCAGTAAATATAATTTTTTGTGGTTTGCTAAATACTTTATTTTTATATTCTTTATTTTCCCATAATTTTTTAGCGTTTTTTGAATATATTTTTTTACGTTCTGGATCTGATTTTGTTTTACTTATTAATTTTCCTTTTTGTTTTAAATTAATTGGATTTTTATTCCACTCTAATAAATTATTATTAAAATCACAGTGAAGATCTATATGATCATTTCTACTCATAAAATATAAATTGCTAGGATTATTGCAAAATCGGTTCATATTGTTATGATGAATAATATTTTTATTTTCATTTATAAATTTATTATTATGTATTAATTCATTATGTAAATTTTTATCTTTCATATAACTACCAACCATTCTATGAATAAAAATCCATTTTTGTTTTGAATTATCCCAAATCATTTCATAGTCACTAGAATTTTTACTTATTTTTTCTTTTTTTCTATGAAACGGCATCAAAGATTCATTTATTTCTAAATCTTTTGCTTCTTTTTTTAGTCCATCCCTTGTTAAAAATTTATGATCCGGTGTTGATATAATCTCTTTTCCGTTGTCTAACGTAATTTTTAAAACATGAGCATTTTTTCTTGTAATTCCCGCCCATGAAATGATCCCTGGAATAATTTCACCAGTATTTGGATTACAACTATAAACCCATAAATCTTTATTATTTTTATACTCTTCGATAATTTCTTTTAATTTTAATGTTCTACCATCTAATAGAGGAATTTTTGTATCTAATGAAAGACATAAATTGCTTGCACCAGGTAATGTATCAATTTCTGTATCTCCTCCACCTTGTCTTGTTGGTAAGAAAAAATCTTCATCCGTGCTATTCTTAACAAATACACCCTTTCTCGTATAGTTTTCATCTTTATTAAGAGAGCAAACAGCAAAATTATGTCTATTATTTTCTCCATTTGGTCCAACAACAGTCATACAATATACATCATCTGGTTCATAAATTTCTTCTGTATATTTTATTTTAATTTTAACATGTCTAAATGGCATTAATTTATCACCAGAACATAATTTATCTGCTCTACTATGTGAACCATCTCTTAAAATAAATGGATGTTCTGGTGCAGACATTATCCATGTTTTGTTATCCAACCAAATTTTAATTAATTTATTTGCTTTATAATTCCTACCACACCAAATAACTTTTCCAGGAACAATTTCATGTGTATTATCTTTTATAGAATAGACCTCATTATATTTTCCTTCTTCATATTCCTTTGATAATTCTTCTATTGTTATTGTTCTACCATCCAATAATGGGATTGGAGTATTTTTCCATACTGGAAGTGTTCGATATCTCATATCTACTTGTCCTGTAAAATTACCAGTATTTTCAGCTTGCGGCTGTCTTTTAAATTTTTGAGCAACTCTTTGAATATACGGCTCAACATCTTTATCATCTAAGTTTCCAACATCAATTTTAAATACACGCCTTTCAGGTGCTCTTGTTATTCTATAGACAAGCATTGCATCTTCTGCTAATATCAACATTTTCCATATCTTCCTTACTTTTTCTAAAAAAGAATTTCCGTAAGGTAATTTTCTATCGTCCCCCAATAATCTAAAATGAGCAATTTGCCAGGCCGTGAATTCCATACTTTTTCCTTGCCAAATAAATCTAATCATATTTTTCTGATCAGTAATCGAACTCTCTTCTCTTCTTATTTCAATATTTGGAAGTTGTTTAACCCCAACAATTCCCTTTCCAATTTCTGATTTAAGATAAATAAAATTATCGCCATATAAACATGTATTTCTTGTCCATGCTGGTAAATTAATGTTAATATCTAAAGTTTTATAAAATAAATTTTCAAGAATTGTTTTAACTCTTTTACTATCAGAGAATACTTGTAACATTTTACCAAATTCTGAGAGCGTACAATTATGACTTATAATCATCCCACTATTACACTTAACCCCAAAATTATTAAATTTACCAGAATTAACAACATCATATACTTTCTCTTTTCCCATATATTTTATAGAAATAACCTTATGATTAATGAAAAAATATCCTTTATATAAATCATGTGTTTCTATCCACTTATTATCTTTCCCTAACCATTTATGATTACCAGTACATTTTATTTTTGTATCATCGTCTAATTTAATCAAATATATATCTTGAATGCCTTTATAAATTACTTTCTCTGCTTTAGATGGAATAAATTTATTATTATTAGTATCATAAGAATATATCCAAAAATTTTTTTTATTTTCTTTATATAATTTTTTTATTGTTGGGTTAGTTCCATCTAATAATCTTATAGTACTATTCCCAGCTAGACAGCTTTCTTCAGATACAAGATCTAAAGTGGCCGCAATTTCTGGGGTATGTTCCATGGCCGTAAAATCCGCATAACTTGCAAGTCTTGTTGTTTCATAATAAACTGATTGTTGATATAAATTGGATGTTATTTTCTCAAATTGATTTCCCAAATATTGTGATTGCTGGGCTGCTAATTTTTTTAACATCAGTTCTTCGGCAGAAGTCGCTGTCAATAATTCTTTTGCTGATATTGAAGGTTTTTTATCAATTACAGGTTGGCCACCTGTTCCAAAGAGTTTTGTAAGTCGTTGATATAAAGTAGTTTTTTGTTGTTCTGCCATATTTTATATAAATATTTATATTATTTAAAAAACTTATTTATTTTCACAATCATTTTCAATTAATTCTCTCACATAGGTAGATACTGGTTTAGGTTTTGTTCCCTTTTCCAATGACAATTCAGATATTCTTTTATTCATTTTTTTTTCAAGATTATCCGTAATAAGAACTTGTAATTTGATTTTTTTTAAATCAAAATCTATATTATTAATTTCATTAAAGATTGTTTGTCCCATGGTTATTTATTTTATGTTTTTATATATATGTTATGTATTATAAATATATGTTAGTTTGAGAAAAGCCCAATTTTTCATAAATTATTTTATTATTTTATAATCACCTTTTTTATCATCCCACATTTTAAAATTTCCTTTAATATTATATATCTGATAAGGGAATTCATTTCCCCAGAATAATTCTTTTCCAAAATATACATCTTTAACATTATTTGTAAAATTAACGGAATTAATGCTAAACCATATAATTGAATCTAAAGCCACATAACCTTTATTATTAAATAGAATATTATTTCCTACCCTATCAAGGGAATCTATATTTACATAACCTTTATTATTAAATTTAATATTATTTCCCATCTCTTTAAGATAATCTAAATCTACATCATCACCATTATTAAATTCAACATTATCTGGAATATATGTTATTAATTCAGAATTTATATTATTATCACCACCAATAATAATTTTATTATTTTTTATTTCATAAGGAATATTTTCCTGATTTAATATATCAATGAATTCTTGTGTTTTAATATCATTATTACTTTCATCAATAATGTTTTCAATTAATCTTTTAAATTGACTTTCTGTTATTAATATATTCATAAATTATTTTATTTTTTAAATAACCACCCATATTCTTGATATGCCCATTTTGTATCATTTCTCCCCATATATCCTGTTTGTGGTGTTATTGTATCCTTATATTGATTTGAATCAGATGTCATGCTACTCAACATTGCTTTTGTTTGTTCATTATATCTTTTAAGATTTTTAAATGTTGTTTGAGAAATAAAAAGTGGCATTGATATACTCCAAATAAGGTCATCATTTTTTCCAGAAATATGATCTGGTCTGCTGACATTTGGTCCAACATTTTTCCAAATAAAAGTTTTCATTTCATTTATTAATCTTTTTGATCTAATTTTTATCTCACCCATTCTAACTTGTCTTTCAAATTCCATTATGGTCATATTTCTATTTGCTCCTATATTAAATCCTGGTAATTTATCTCCTTTTTTAAATCTGCCCAACTTTTCTTGTATTAATCTGGATTTGGGATTATCATAATGAAGTAATTTTTTATCAAATCCCATATCTATTAATTTTAGAATTGGGGCAACCCCCATTCCACCAGTTACATCAATTATTGTATATGCTTGATACTTATTTGCATAATCATATATAAGTTCCCCAAAAAAATCAGGTGTTATTTTTCCCTGATATTCCACTACCTGTTCTCCAGCATGTAAATCTATTATACAAATTGTACTAAAATCACTACTATCACCCCTTGATACATCACAATTATGTGTTGTTATATTTTTACATAAAAAAGTGTGAGATTCTGTTTCAAAATTATAAACATCTCCATTATAAGGTATTTTATTTATTTCTTTTATTTTGTGATAAATCCATTTATTATCTTTACTGATTAAAGTACCAGAAATAATTCTTTCATTTCTAATTTCAAAATCATTAATATTTACATGATTATATTTTTTAATATTAAACATATTAACTAATTGTAAACTATCATAATGTGCTAAAGTTAAGTCGTATGTTATTTTAGTTTTAAATTTTCTATTTTCAATAATACAAAACCCCCCCTTTCTCAATATTTTTAATGCGGAAATAATTCCTAATGAAAATAATAGATCTTGAATTCCCTCTAATAATTCTAAAGAAACACTGACAAATGCTATAAAAGAAAAACCTTTATTGTTTTTATATGTTTTTGACCAACACCCATCACCATCAAAATATCCTTTTAAAATTTCTATTTTATATTTTTTAGGTAAATATTTTACCCATTCAGGTAATTTTTTATTATGGGCGTATTCACTAAAATTATCAAGAAAAAAACTATATAATTGTAATGAGTTAAATTGTGTATATACTACAGATTCTCTATCTCTTATATTTACTTTTCTATTAAATATTTTTTCACACAAAAATTTTATTTTATATGCAAATATTTTTTCATTTATATTATGACAAGTTGATAAACCTTTACTTTTTTCAACTGCTTTAGATTTTAAATACCACCCCTCGGCCAACCATATCCCAACATACCACCAAAAGTCTTTTTCTAATAATGGGTTTTTAATTTTAAAATCAGTTCTACCAATATTTTTATATTTATCCCATTTTGATAATATTTCATTATCAGTTAAATCCTTATTATAATATAAATTAGGATATTTGATCCAATCATTAATTTTTAAATTTTCTGAATTAATAAAATTGAAATTAAAATCCCAATATCGTTTTCCAAATTTATGTTCTGGATGCTTCCTTTTCCAATTTCTTTTTAGTTCGGTATTTATACTTGATAATATTGGATGATTTCTAGTAAAAATTGTTTTTCTACAAACATTACTTAATTTAAATTCATATAATTCATCATTTATATTTTTTGTTGTTTGAATATTTTTTATTTTAGTAAAATTTCCATTTTCATCTATAAGTAAATTATCAATTTTTATATCCTCTATATTTTTTAATCCTTCGTTTGTCAATACTTTTTCTCCAGGTGGTAAGCATCCCAAAATATACTGATGATCTGGAATTGGATCTTTCCAAATCCATACATTTCCATCAAATCCCTCACTTCTTATCGGTGGCATTACATTTTCTTTTTCTTGAAAATTAATATCTTTTTCATCAATAACATTATCGCCAGAACCAATAAATTTTCCCAACAATTCTTGTGAAATTCGTCTTTTATCATAATTTAATTCCCTGCATTGATCTTCAAACCAGGGAGAAGTTGGCTCAAATCCTTTTTCTTCTAATCTTTCAAATACTTCGTAATCTTCATCTTTTACTTTTGTTTTTAACCACGTATCAATAATTAAATCACCCTTTGTCCATTTTAATTTATCATTATATCTTGGATCTTCATACCACTTAAATTCATTTATATAAAAATTACTTTTATTATTTAAAGCTGCATCATATATTGCCCAATAAAATTCGTCCATTCCCCTTGGAGTACTGCATATAATACATTTCCCCCCGCTTGCAAGTGAAGGGTGTGCAGCACCCCAAAATTCAGCACCATCTCTAATATTACTTGCCTCATCAATAATTAGTAAAGTTGGAGTAAATCCCCTCAAAGCATCTTCTGAAGTTGCAAATGCCTTAACAAGACTACCATTATTTAATTCTAATATACCCTGAGCAATTCTTGTTAAATTAATTCCCATCCAACTAGGAGCAAAATGTATGAATTCTTTTATTTTTTTTAACATTTCAAATGCCATGTCCTGTTTGTTGGCAACAATCATAACTTTTCTTTTCTCTTGAAACATCATATAACATGCAGCAAATAAAGAAATGGATGTTGTAACCCCAGCTTGCCTTGGTTTTTTAATAATATTATATCTATTATTAATACAATTTTGTACTAATTCCCTTTGTCTTCTAAACATTTTAAATGGGACATTTTTATCTTTTGTCATATCAAATGTCTGACAAAAAGTTTCAGCATAATATGATGGGTCTTTTATACATTTTGCAAATTCAACAATTCTATTTTCTTTTGATGTCCTACCCACTTAATTTTTTCTTTTTTTATTTATAATATCTCTTATAGTGCTGGCACTTTCATAGTCCTCTATTCTAATTGCCTCCTCTAATTTTTTTTCTAATTCTTTTTTATTATATTCTGGTAAATCAGATATCTCAATTTTTTTATTATCATCACCAATATCAATACTTGAAATATCCATAATATCTTCATTTATATATATTGGACATTCAAATCGTAGTGCTAATGCAATAGCATCAGATGTTCTTGAATCAATTTCTTTAACATTGTTCATAATATCTTTACATATTAATTTGGAATAAAATACACCTTCCTCTAATTTATAAATTAGAATCTCATCCATTTCAATATTATGTTCCAAACATAATTTAACAAATAAATCATGAGTCATCGGTCTTTGAGTCATAACACCCTCAAGAACCATTATAATTGATTGTGTCTCTGATTCTCCTATAACAATTGGTATTTTTCTATTACCTTTTGATTCTTGTAATATTAATGTGTAACTATTTCCCATGTTTTGATTATATGATAGTCCCAACACCTCCAATTGTATCTTACTATTATTATTATTATTATTATTATTCATTTATTTTAAATTTAAAGTTTCCAATAATTTATTTTTTGATATTTTTGGATTTTGATGATTTTTAATTAATTTTATTATTTGTTCTTCTTTTATTTGAATAATATCTTCATTACCTATTTTATCTTGTAATTTTTTAACTAAATCTGGGTCTTTTTCTGCTGTTTCTGAATCAATTGATACAATCTCATCAATATTTTCATTATTATTTTTATTTAATTCTTTTTCAAGAATATTTTTTACTTCTTTTTCTGTTAATTTAATTGTTTTTTCCATATTTTTAATTTTATTTGTTATTAATACTTTCCAATTGAATGTCCTTTGAATATAATTTATCATTTACTGATGATTCCAATTCTCCGTAATGAAATATTAATCTTTTATCTGTTTCATTGATATCATCTTCATTATCACTTTTATTTATTTCCCATGCCAATGCAATTATTCCATCTTGTGCATCACACATTCCAAAGAACCCAGAATCTTGAATTACATCCAATTCAAATTTGTCTGTTTTAATTGAACCAACATCCTCAATATATTTTTTATTAGGCGGTTGGGGTTCTCCATTGGCAGGATAATTATTCCAATCTTCCCCCGTTACTTTAGTTATATCATTATTTGAAAAAACAAACTCATATATTGTTTTACCATAAACATCCAATCCTATTTTATTTACAAAAACAAGACGTAATTGTTCTTTCGAAATTATTGGTTTAATTGAAAAACCAATTTCCTGCTTCATAGTTCCAGCCAATGTTGGCAACTCCACAGGCACTTCGGGCATCCGCATCCCTGCTTTTTTTAATCCCATATCTTTACTTTCTTTAATCCCATGAACTTTATATTTTTTGCTGCATTGATGTCCCGGTCATGGGTTACGCCACATACAATACATTGCCAATCTCTATCTGATAATGTTAATTTATCATTAACAAAATTGCAATTAGAACAAGTCTTGCTGCTTGGCGCAAATCGGTCAATGAATAAAATATTTTTTCCATACCATTCCCCTTTATATTTCATCATCTCAACGAGTTTGGCCCAACTCACATCGCTGATTGCTTGTGCCAGATTATGATTAGCCATCATATTTTGAGATGACAAATTTTCAAACACAAATGTATCTGCTTGGCTCTCGCAGATTAGTCGTGAAGACAATTTGTGCAGAAAGTCATCCCGTTTATTTTTTATATTTTCATGTTTAATAGCAACTCTTAAATTTGCTTTCTTCTTGTTTTGACTTCCCTTCATTTTCTTGCTTGCTCTTCTTTGTAAAACTTTTAATCGTTCAATATTGTTTTTCAAAAATTTAGGGTTAGCAAATTTCTCCCCATTGCTCAATATTGCAAAATCTTTCAAACCTAAATCAATACCTAATGTTTTGTTTTCTGTTATTTGTGGTTTCTCTGGAATAACAATATTTGTATCTACCAAAATGGAAGCAAAATACTTATATGTTGGTGTCCGGCTTATAGTAATTGTTTTTATTTTTCCCTTAAATGTTCTTGATAATACAATAGGAATCCCTTTTATTTTAGGCAAATCCAAAGTATTTTCCTTCCAGTTTATCCTGCGTGTATTATTGGGGCATTGAAAACTTTGTTTATTGTCCTTTGATTTATACTTTGGAAAGCCTGCTCCGTGTTTTAAAAAATTCTTAAAGGCGATATCAAGTTTTTTAATGCTTGACTGTAATGCCTGACTATCAATTTCATTAATCCATGTGAATTCTTTTTTCAAATCAGGAAGTTGATAACATAAATCAAAAGAAGATAAATATTTATGCTGTGTTTTATAAGCATATTGCTTTATTTCCAATGCAAGATTAAAAACGAGCCGGCAGCATCCAAAATGTTTTTCTATCAGAATTTTTTGTTCTTTTGTTGGATAAATTCTATATTTATATGCTTTTAACATTTTTATTAACCAATAGTTCCATGTTATATAATATTTATTTTATTATAAATATCTATTTATTTTAAAAATAATTCACTTTTTACTTGGAAATGTCAAATATTTTACTTATCTTTGTATTATGAAAAAACTTATAATGATATTATTTTTAACTTTTATTTGGTTTAATCTATTCTCACAAACCAAATATGATTCCTTATTATTTGAAAAAATTAATGAATACAGAGTATCAAAAGGATTAAATGAACTTATTTGGGATAATGATTTATTTAAAGCATCTGAACATCATTCAAATTATTTAGTTAATTTGAATAAAATTCCAAATGATACGGTTTATGAAAATAATGATATGTGGATACTATTGGGTCATGCCGAAAATAAAAATGTTAGGGGAATTAAAAAATTAAAATCTCCCACAGATAGAACTAAATATTATTTAAAAGGGGATGTTTTTGTGGGTGAAAATGTTTTTTTTGCATCAATCTTAAAAATGAATGAATTTATTGTAGATCAAATATTGAAAAATTGGATTAGTTCAAAACTTCACAATGAATTTTTATTGAATGAAAATATTAAATATGGTTCAAATTCAATTATTGAATATGAATATTATTATGTTAATAGTTTTAATACTCTAGTAACAGATATAGATAATATAAATATATACGTTACTTTCAATGGCTATTGGTAAGCAGGACAAATAGATTTTTTATTAAATAATTTTATTTTAATTTTACAAGAAGGTATTTTAATTTTTGGTGATTTTGGTGATTTTTGTTTAGAATATAAATATATTAAATTATATGTTTGTTTATATGTAGTATCTATTTTTGGTCCTGGTGGGGGGGTTTCTGGAAGATAAGATATATTAAATCTAATTTTAACATACCTTGCATTTTTATCAATTATTTGTGTTCCTTGTTCTGATAATATTACTTGACCTATTAAACTATCATCAATTCCTTTACTAATTAATATTTGTTTTATTTGATCATTTCTTATTTTGGATAACCCATTATTATCTTTTGAATATCTCAAATCTTCTAATTTATTCTGAAGATTAATTGAAAGTCCTTGTTTATCAGTTGAGGATTCTATTGAAATATTTAATAAAACATTTCCCTGTTGTTGTAATGAATCTATGGTATTTGTTAATTTTTGAATTTCTTGATTATTTAATGCGTGCCCCCCGCTAGCAAAAAATGCATTATCGCTTAAGGTATGTGTGTATTGTATTATATCACTTTCTGGAGTAATTGTTTGAAAGGTATTAATTATTGTGTCAGTTTGTACTCCTGTTAAATTCCATCCTTGTTTTAATAAATTTACTAATTGTTCATCGTTTAAAACTTGTTTTTCCTTAATCCCACTAACTTTTTTTGTTTTTTCCAACCTATTTATTGTTCTTTGAATATTATTATCAGGAATTCCAAGTTGATTGAGTTTTTGTTCAACTGATGGATCTTTCATTGCCATTTCAATTTTATTTAACGTTTCATAATCAACCTTATTTGATGATTGTTGTATATCCACTTTTTGAGAAAGTGCTGAACTAAATGAGGCAACGGTAATACCCAAAAGACCAGCAATTCTTCCCAGCCAACCCTCTTCAAGCAATTCTTTTTCTTCTTTTATAATTTCACCTGAAAGGTCATAATTTGATAAATTATAAAATTTCTTTAAATAATTTTTTGTTAATGTTTCACTCATTTATTATAAATATCTATTTATTTTAAAAATAATTCATTTTTTACTTGAAAATGTCATTTATTTTACTTACCTTTGTATTATGAAATGGTATTTATTTAATAATTAAAACTTAAAGACAATGAAAAATATTCATTTATTTCTTGTATCATTAAATAAAGTAAAATCTAATGTACAGGGAATGGCAATAATAATGTTTTTTTTAATGTTCCTTTCATTTTATTTAAATCACATATATTTGGGAATTTTTTGTTTATTGTTTTTTTTAATGTATAATTTAATATTGTGGGTAACACCAAATGAAGAGTGGGTAACATCAAAAAAAATAAAGATGAAAGGTAATATAAATTTAATAAAATTTATATTTTTCAGTTTTATATCTTATATTGGATTTAGGGTTATTTTGTTTTTTGTTTTATTTGGGTAATGGCTTGTTGTATAGCCGAATCATCAGCAGTCTCTAGTTTACGAGCACTATCTATTTTTCCTAATTTTTTAAATAAATTAACAGCTATTCGTTTTGTGGCCCCCCAACCTCCAGATGTTAAAAATGCAGCAAATGCTAACCCACCAACTCCAAGCATTGCCATTGCAAATTCAAACATTGTAAGAATTTCGTTTGGGGCAATACTTTCCTTTATTTGTTGCTTAGCGCTAGGCTTTTTTTTTAAGAACAGATTCAATAAGATTTTCAATCCTTTTTAAATCTGACCTTTCTGAAGTAAAAGTTCTATTTTTATTTTCAGAAACTACTTTTTTAACAGGTTGTTGATTAACAACAGGTTTTCTATATTTGAGCAATGATTCCTTTACCAATTTTTCAATAAGTTCAACACTTTCTGCTTTTAATCTACCCTTACCCATTGACTGAGTTCCTTTGGCAGATTTACCAAATTCACCTTTTTTCTTTTCTGTAGTTCCACCACCAGCCGTACTTGTAACTTTTCCTTTCCCAACAGTTTGTGTTCCTTTTGATTTATCACCAAAATCTTCTTGGAGTTCTACTTCTTTTTCTACAGAACCACCCTTTCTAACTTTTTTTGCTATTGATAATCTATCATCTGGATCCACTTGTTGTAAATCAAGAGCGGATATAATAGTATTTAAAACGTCCTTGGTTGCTTCTGGTGTTAATTCGGTCATCCTTATTTTTTGTGCCAATTTTCCTTTTAATGATTGAATTAATTGAACTGGATCATCTTCTAAATCATCACCTAAATCATCACCCAAATCATCAGAAACTTCTGGTTCTGCTGACACTTCTGGTTCTGCTAATGGTTCATCCAAACCAGCATCTGGAGCAACTCCACCTTCTGGTTCTGCTGATGGAATATTATCACCAACAGGTTCTTCCACCCCTGCAGATGCTTCTGGCGATACTTCTGTTTCTGGTTCAGCAATAGGTTCTTCTTCATCTGGTTTTTCTTCTTCACCACCAATTACTTGTTCTTTTACCATTGTGTCTGGGCTAACCCAATTATATGCTTCATTAAGAGATTTCATTATAAAGTTAAGTTGTTTTTGTGCCTCAGCCAATGAATCATATCTATATTTAAGTTTATTTCCAAGTCCACCAATATATGTAAAATCTGATTCGTCTAATTGTTCAGGTTTTTTAGTTCCAGTGGCTGTCTTGATAAAATATTTATGATTCTCACGAAGTATTGAATAATTTTTACCCCATGCTTTTTTAATAGAATCTTTTATAAGTTCTGGAGAACTAATAATACCTTCTTTTATAACAGTTTTTGTATTATCTTTATTTTCTTTTTCTTCTTTCAGTGGTATTCCAGATAAAACCCTTAATCTGTCATAGTATTCTTTTCCTACTATTTTTTCTGAATTTTGTGATTTGTCGTTCATAATTTTTTATTTAAATATTATTATTTTTTATTTCTTATTTTTTTATTATAAATATACGTAAGTTTAAAAAAGTTTATATTTTATTATAAATATATGTTTATTTTTTTTAAAAATTAATTAAATCATATTAGAGACCCATTCAGGTTTACTCATTTCAATTAAAATTTGAGAATGATTCATAAAAGGTGAACTGTTTATAAAATCTTGTTTCCATTTGTCAGGAACATCATTAATATCTTTGACTCCAACTGGGATTTTCAATATAACCTTGGTTCCATCATTATTTTTTCTACAATTTTCTAATGATTTTTCAACAGTAGCAACACCAAACCATTCTGGCCTAACAGATGTTATTGGTAATATTTTATATAGATTTTCTACCATGTTATTATTTTATTTATAAATATTAAGTTAAAAATTTATTTTTTATCATTATAATTTTACATCAAGACTCCTGTCATTATATTCCATGTTCACACTTGTTCCATTATTAGTTCCTTTTTGATCCACTAATGTCCAATTTGTTCCATCCCATGTTGATTTATCTCCCATTCTAAAATAGCTAACAAGATTATTTACCATACTATGTTTTTTTAAGTCTTTGGGCTTGCCATTATTATATATTTCAGTTATTTGTGCTGCGGTTAAATTGGTGTTAAAAAAACCTACTTCATCAATATTTCCATTAAAAAACTGAATATTAGTGGTCCAAGCAATATAACCAAAAGATGTGTAATCTAATCCAGTCATTGCGGATTGAACTGTTGTATTTGTATTTTCCGAAACCCCATTTACGTAAATAGTTCTTGAAGAATCACTTGTAAAAACCCCGACTATATGATACCAAGTATTGGTTGTCAAAACAGTTGTACTTAATGCCGCTACACCATCCACATCAAAATGCTGTGCATTGGCCTTATTATTTGCATCAATAAAGATTGATAATACATTAGTAGTAGTAGATTTTTGATTTATTGTGGTTATTCTTTGAACTAAATTTAAACTACTTAACTTTATCCACGCACTAAAAGTTGCAGGAGTTCCATTGATTATTGCATTATTTCTTTCAATATATTCATTAATTCCATCAAAGAGAAAGCTATATTGATTCTTAAATTTCTTAGTATTGAATAAAAGAGTTTTTCTTAGTCTGGGGTTCATTAGTTAATTATATTTTTAAAAATTATTTTTCCAATTTATCCACAGAAATCTTAACCATTTTTCCAACATTTTTTAAATCCTCAATAAAGTTTTCCTTAATCTCATCATCAAAAGAAATATCATCCATTGAATCAAATGATTTATTAATTCCATCAATTAAACCCTTCAATCTTTTAATATATCCATAAAAATCCTTTTTCCAAACATTTGAATAAACCTGGTGTTCAATAATTTGTTTAAGTTCTGATTCTGTTAATCTAATTATTTTATTTTTCACATTTTAAATATTTAATTTAAATTCAAATAATTTTTCCGATTAATCTTGTGAAATATCCAAACTGGCAGTTAATATTTCGGCACTTGAAGGAACATAAGCATTTCTGGCAATAAGTTCACTCCAAACGGAAGAGGGATTATCTGGGTCTGGAGTTAAAAGAAAAGGTTGTTCAATACTACCTTCAGAAACAGATCTATTTCCTAAAACTTTCCAACTTGAAAATGATACAACACCTAAATGATGTGTTAATTCATTAACATTTGGTTGCCATAAAGTATTATCTGATGTTACGGTTAATCCAGATGAAAATATATGAAGATCACAATTTAAAGAAGTTGCTGCGGAAACGGAACTTGACATATGTCCCCCCAAACACCACACTAGTTTGTTATTTGATCTGGCAATATTAAATCTTTCCATAACGGTAGTTCCAGAATTAATTGTATCCAAAATCGAATAGGTAGTAGTATTGGATGGGCGAGTTATGGAAATTTGTGGTTTTTTAGATTTTCCCACAACAGAACCGATCATACCTTCATTATCAGTCAAAATTACCTGTAAACTACTGCCAGAAACTGCAACATCTTTTATTGATGTTTGCCCAGAAACAAGTAAAAATCCGCCAGCAGCAGTTGAAACATTTTTTATTTCCGTTTGCCCAGAAACAAGTAGAAATCCACCAGTAGCAACTTTTGTTAATGTGGTTGCATCTCCCAATCTAACACTATCGGTTGAATGTGATAATTCCACATTAATATCTCCTGTAGAAAGAGAAACCCCAGCACCCCTTACAACAACAAGCTGGGCCATGTACTTTTTATTGGTGGAATCCCCACTAACTTCAATTTCTTTTATAATTGTTCTGTCCTGATCAGAAAAACCTGCAGGTTGCCCTGCATCTTGATTAAAATATTGTTCTGAATAATTTGGCATAATTTTTTATATTTTTATTATAAATATTAGTTAAATAGAAAAAAATTTATATTTTATTATTTTTTATATTCTTTTTCTAGTTGTTTCAATATTTTATTTTTATTGTCATATAAATTAAACAATTCTTTTTTTGTTAATGAACACTTAGTATGTTTACTACAATTATCTTCCCAAGTTAACATTTCAAGATTAACTATATTACCGATAATGTGTGGAGATATGTTTTGTACAAACCCCTCAAAAATTGAAAATTTATGATCAATATGATAAGATCCTTTTATTTTAGTATTTCCTCTTTTATTATAATTTTTTAATAAAAATAATAATTGCTGATTTGTTATTTTTAAAATTTTTTTTCTATATTTTAAGAAATCAGATAATCTTTCAATAAATTTTTCATGAGTTATTCCATATCTAGTTTCAAATGCTTTATTTTTAATTTTATCTGAATGCATGACATGTTTAACACCATAAGTGTTTAATATAGTTTGGTTAGATATTTCTTTAATTTCTTCCACTTGAAAAACATTTTCTACTCCATATTTTTTTAAACAAGTTTTTATAAATTTATTTCTGTTATTATAATTTTCATCTCCATGGTTTTTTAATTTTGTTTGTTTATTTTTATCCATATTATTATAATACTTATCTCCATAAAGTTCTTTTTTAGTATTATTACGTTTATTATTTATTTCTTCTAACTCTTTTTCTGATTTGTTATTCCATGTTTCTATTACTAATTCCTTATGTTCTTTTATTTGAGATGTAAATTCCACTCCATATTTTTTTAAACAAGTTTTTTGATTTTTACCTATATTATAAGCACATTTTTGAGAACAAGAATATTCAATAGTATAATTTTTAGTATTTTTTAAATATAATCTATGTTCTATTTCTTTTTCTATATTACAAACATCACATTTTACTTTAATCTTTTGATGACTTCCTTTTTGTAGGTGTTCAATAGGTATTGTAATAATATCCAATCGCTTTATTTTATATCCTAAATTTTTAAAATGTTTTATATTTCCACCCCCAATTTTTATTTTTATAAATTTTGTTATTATCATATAAGTTTATTTTTTTAAAAAAATATAAAACCCTCACACCCATTTTGAAGTTTGCCAATTGATTAATATTGGAAAAAAATGAATGGTATTGGGTTTTTAATATTTTATTGATTATTTTATTAACCAATTTAAACAAACTTCATTATATAAATATTACATAAAAAGAAAAGTTATAAATATTTTCTTAATTCTTTTTTTAATGATTCTTTTAAATCAAAAATATCGGAACTTGAATCAAAGGAAGATGAGGAATAATCGGAACTTCCACCACCTTCCAATCCCCACCAACCCATTGCATTTTCATTCCCAGAATCATCATATCCATGTTTATCCTTTGGTTCTCCAATAGTTGGACCCATATCAGATTCTTCTGTATTTAACTTTTCTTTAATTGAGAGTTCATTATCATAAGATTTATTTTTAATATCATTTAGTTTTTTTAAATAACCACTTCTTTTTAACATTTTAAAAGTTAAATTTTCAATGGAATATTCCCCACCCTGTTCAAGACCACATTCTCTCATACGTTTTATTTTATCTTTAATCTTATCAATTTTTTTTATTAAATTATTATCAGAAGATAAATTATCAATTTCTTTCATTAATTGATTTGCTTTATTTTTAATTAATTCATAGTCAACTTTAAATTCTTTTTTTATTGGTTTTATTATCCATTTATTATTTAAAACAGAATAAATACCATTAGATTTATGAACCTCATTTTTATCTTGCCCATATATTTCTACCTCGAATCCTTTTATTTTTATATTGTGGGTATCATTCCAAATTGATTTTTTTGCATTGCTGTATTCTTTTATAAATTCTATATCATCAGATTCTTTGACATCATTAAAATCAAAAATAACATGTAAATCAATATCCGAATATTTGGACCAATTATAATTTGAAAGAGAACCTGTTATTATTATATCTTTAATTTCTGTGGTTAATTCAAGATAATCAAAGAAATCTTTTCCAACTTCCAAAAGATTTTTTTTTATATTTTCTTTTAGTTGATCATTTTCATCCCAAATATCTCTGTTTAAATCATTTTTAATTTTGAGGGAAGACAAGATATTATTATTTCCTTTTTTGATTTCTCCTTTTCTTATATTTGGGAACTCACCAACGGATTTTAAAGTTTTCATTTTTTAAATAATTTTTTTATTTCCATACATTTTCTCAATAATTATTCTTGATTCTTTATTAAATTTTTCCCAATATTCATCATCTTTTTTAAAATTATTTATAAAATATTCAAATTCCTTATCTTCTTTTATTTGTTGATTTGTTTTTTTTACAAATTTCCAATAATATTTCTTTTTATCATGGGATATTCCTTCTTTTTCCAAAAGATATCCATTTTCCAATATTAATGGAATTAAATTTCTATAAGGATTTAATAATCTTTCACTTATAAAATCTTCATATGTTTCCATAAAAAATATATCTGGTGTTTCCATATTTATTAATTTTTTAAACATTTCTTTTAGTTTAGTAAAAAAAGAAATACTACCTTGTAATTTTTTTGGTAAATATTTATTTGCTTCTTCTCTATTATAAATACTTTCTTTTCCTTTTACAAACTGATTATTTTTATCTATTAATGAAAAATAAAATACTAATTCATCATATCCACTAACATTTGTAAATCTTAATATAAGTGCTAATCTGTAATCAACATCATTTTCTGAATCAATGCTAACCTCAACTGCAATTGCATTTTTTTCTTTATATTCTTGAAATGTATTATTTATAAAATTATCAGAAGTTTCCATTTCTTCATTAATATAACCATAATTAATATTATAATTAATCAATTCTTTCATTCTGGATATTTGATCTTTCATGTTATTATATCATTATATAAATATATTCTTATTTATAAATATTTATTAAAAAAACAAATAAATGAAAAAGAAAATAGTTGTTTTTACTGGTGCGGGCGTAAGTGAGGAATCTGGCATCCCAACATTCAGGACAGGAAAAAATGGTTTATGGTTAAACCATAAAATAGATGATGTTGCAACAATAAGTGCATGGCACAAAGATAAACAAAAAGTTTTAGATTTTTATAACGAAAGAAGAAGGCAACTGGAAAATGTAAAACCAAATCTGGCGCATAAATTAATTGCAGAACTTGAAAATAATTTTGATGTTACCGTGATAACTCAAAATGTTGATAATTTACATGAAAGGGGTGGCTCTTCAAATGTTATTCACATTCATGGGGAACTTACAAAATCTCAAAGCTCATCAGATGAAGATTTAATATATGATTGTGGTTATAATGATATAAAGTTGGGTGATAAATGTGAAAATGGCTCACAATTAAGACCTCATGTTGTTTGGTTTGGGGAATATCCTTGTAATATTGAAGAATCATATAAAACAATTGAAAAATGTGATTATTTAATAATAATTGGAACTTCTTTATTTATCCATTATTGTTTTCAAATGTTAACTTATATAAAATTATCTTGTGAAGTATTTTTTATTGATCCAAACCCAGTTAAAAGTTTAAGTAAAATTGGAATGGAAATTACTTATATTAATAAAAAAGCTAGTGAAGGAATAAAAGAAGTTTTTGAATTATTAAATTAAGATTATTGGGTGCCATAAAGGAATTGAACCTTTACCTGAAAATTCACAGTTTTCTATGCTCACCAATTTACAACAATAGCACCATATTAATTATAATGTATTTTCTGAAAGATTCGAACTCTCATCTTTTGGTTCGTAGCCAAATATTTTATCCAGTTAAACTAAGAAAATAGTTTTTTGTTGACCAGGAAGGATTTGAACCTTCGACCTTCATTTCATCAGAATGTTGCTCCACCAATTGAGCTACTGGTCAATATAATTTTGCGGAGGACAGAGTATTTGAAACACATTCTTTTTACAGAACGCACTATTTAGCAAATAGGCCCAATACCCTGATTGGTTTATTTTCCGCAAGTTTTATAGGATTCGAACCCATACCCTGAAGTTTGGAATTTCAGATGCTGCCATTACACCAAGAACCTGTTTTTTAAAAAAGCGGAAAAGGTGAGAATCGAACTCACGATGTTTTTACACACAATAGTTTTCAAGACTATCTCTTCGTCCATGCCAGTCCTTTTCCTTTTTTATATTTCCAGCTGGTCTGGGGAATTCTGCCATCCCGGCTTCCAAGTTAACGGCTTGGCACTCTAAACTTCTGAGTTACAGACCAAAATTAAAAAACCCCTTAAAAACTTAATCCAAGGGGTTTTTTATATATCTTTTAAAAATGATTATTGTATAAACATACCCCTTCCAGGTCGTATAATATTACGACTATTACTATGAATTGATATGTTTAACCAGTTTTTCATTTTCTTAATAAATAGTTTCAAAGTACAAATATAAGTAAAATATTTTAAAAAATCAATAATATTGCGACAATCCCCTACTTATACGCAAACTTTTTAACCCGCCCACACACCCTCATAGTCAAGCACAGTACAGTTAATTTGTTCAATCATTTCTAATGTTTCCAAGCACCATTTTATCTGCTTCTTATCAAATTGCAATAGGTTATCATTTAACGGCATCCCTATCGCAATGAAATTTAGTTTTATCTTTTTCAGCAGTTTTTTGTTTTCTTCTATTGCAATTTGATACTGCTCTATTTCCAGTTGTTGCTTTGTAATCAATTCTTCTTTTGTCATTGTGTTTTTTATATTTTTAAATTTGTAGTTTAAGTCGTAAAAAATCCTTCATAAATCTCCGATGCGTTAGCGGAAATTGTACCTAATTTTCTAACTTGCATCTAATTCTATTGTCTAAACAATCATCGCACTCCGTTCTGGCAATCGGATTTCCACATTGGCACAAGTGTCCGCTAACATTTGCTTGGACAATATAATTTTTTACTACACATTCCAATTCATCTGCCATTTTCTGTTGCATCTCAGCCCAAGTTTTGCATCCTTTATCTTTCGGTGTCATTCCGCAATAGCTTTGTGATATCACTCTTAATTCTTCGTTCATATAATTATATTTTAGTTGTTAATCCGTAAGAAACCTGACAGCAATCCCAAAACCGTTAGCTGAAATTTAATGGCTCAACCTCCCAAGCGCGCTCTACTTCCAACACACTACCGTTTGTAAAGCAGAAATATAGCTCTCCATTCTCATATCTATCTCTAGCCTTTGCAGGTTCAAATTCATCTCCTTGAAATGGTCTAACCCAATAAAAACTACCGCCAACAACAGTAGTATTCAATTTCGGCTTTTGTGGTTTATCTTTCATTTTTTTTAGGTTTTTAAGTTATTAATTCAGATATTTAGAATACAAAGGTAAGTAAAATAATTGAAATAAACAAGTATTATCTAATATTTTTTTAATTTTTGTAGTTACCAGAGTAGGGATCTAACCTATATTATCACCTTCAAAGGGTGCTTTCCTGCCAAAATTAGAAGATCCGGTAGTACTCCAGGAGAGATTCGAACTCTCACTTTATAGTTTCTAATACTATATCCTCTACCAATTGGGATACTGGAATATTTTTTAATTTTTTTGTATGGTGTGAGAATTATGATATCTCGACCTCTACATCCCAAATGTAGCGTTCTGCCTCTGAACTAACACCATATTTTAATTTTTTATCAATAAAAAAACCCTGATGACTTTTTTATTGAACATCAGGGTTTATAATCTATTGTATTTTTTTAATTTTTTTACATAAGTTTTCCACCCCAATGTTTATTACTGGGTAGCTGTGGGAGATTATGTAAATTTATGTTTTTCATTTTATTATAAATACTTTCAAGATACAAAAGTAAGTAAAATAATTAAAATAAACAAGTATAAAATGAATTATTTTTCCCAACCTATTCTTTTTGATATGATTGGATGTTCTTCATTTGGTAATTTATCACGTTTTTCTTTCATATTTTTACTGAAATATTCACCAGATTCTCCTTGAAATAATGAATGGCCAGCAGGACTAAATCTCCATAATCTTAACATTGATTCATAATCCATATTATCAATTTGTTCTTTTATATTTGTATCCATAAAAATAATAGTTAATTTTAATTTTAAAATACAAAGGTAAGTAAAATAAATGACATATCCAAATTATTTATCAATTATTTTTTATTTGCTAAATATATTTCATTTTTTATATAATCTTTTACTAATACACTTTCCTGATTAAATTCACTAGCAATTTTTGATGCAACAATTTCCAATAATTCAGAACCAATACCAATTATTTCAATTGATGTACTTGTTTCATCATAATGTTTTCCATTAGGAGATTTATATCTTCCTTTAAAAAATTTACCGATGCTAAATCCAGTTATTTCTTCATGTTTACTTATAATTTTTGATAATTTTTTATCTTTAAATATTCTGTTTAATAATGATTGATATTTTTGTTTAAACCATTCTTTAATTTTATCAATTAAATTTTTATATTCAAACTTTTTATTAACATCAATAGAAAAAACAATAATTCCACCTTTTTGATTTTCCGGGAAAACAAATTCTTTTTCTTCTGTTAATATTCCTTCTTTTATTTGATAATTTATTACATTATCTTTTGAATTATCTCTGTTAATAGAAATACCGTTAAGCTGTAAAGAGGATATTCCTCTGCCAACGGTTTCTAAAACATGAATTCTTTTGAAACCAGTAAATTCTTCAGTTAATGAAAGTTCTTTAATTCCAGATAATCTTCTAAAATTTTTTAAAAAATTATTCATAAAATTTTAAAATAAATTAATATATTTTACTTTTGCTAAACCTTTATTTTCTCCTAACATTTTATAAGAATCGGTTCTTGATGGTATAATTCTTTCTTGGACATTAAAAGTAAATTTTTTAATTGCATTTTTGTTTTTACTTCTAATAAATTGACTCCATGCGTTTTTTAAATTCTCTGGTTTAAAATTATAACCGTTTCCTTTTAAAAATGTTTTTTCTATAGTACCATCTGGTTTAACTAAAATAAAAAATTCATTATCTTTAAATATAATAGTTTCTTGTTCATATTTTTTACCTAATTCAGTAATATCTTTAAATGTAATTTTTGGAATAAAATATGATCTTTCTCTAACCGATATTTCCTCATTAGTATTATCAAGATAACTATATCCACTATCTAACTCTATGAAACCATATCCTTTACTTTTAATTTCTTTTTTTAAATTACTATGTAAAATTATATTTTCAACCCAATAATTATCTAATTTGAATGCAGAAATAATACCAAAAGTATCATCATTATTTGTATGATTCCATACTCTTGATAATGATGATTCTGCAAGTATTTGATTTAATATTGGTTCTACTTTCATATTATCAATAAAAAGTGAATTATTTTAAATAAAAACCTCTAACAAGCCTAATCGTTAAGGATTAAAAAGTGGAGATGCCGGTAATTCGAAAACCGGGTCCGTTAATCTTTCAACATAAAATATTTTTTTAGTGTTATTTTTTGTTCAATTTTTAAAGAATCGTTCCCAAACTTTTACCCTAAACTAATCAGGATTTATTTTATTGTTTGGATTATACAAACATGTTCAGTTAAAATCTGTTCCCGATTATTCAGTTTAACTCTATCCTGTTTCCAATATAATTGACTTAACCTTGTTAAGCAATTTCAAATTCAATTTCTTGATTTTTGAAAATCAGATTTTCATCTGACACCAAGAACCTTGCAATCTCATTTGAGAGTCCTTTGTTTGATTCGCCATTTAAGCGATTCTTCTGTCTTTTCCAGAATGCCAAACACATATTTTATGACTACTTTGATCACGTCAATGCCTGTCATCCCCATATGATATAATTATTTATTTTAGCTGTGTTTTTATCCTTCGTTGTAATACTACGTACTACGGTTGATGGGAAGGGATAACACAATTAAGTTTCTCCTATTATATTACTTCTGGATTATTCCAAGACCAACACTTAAATAAATAATATCTTTTAATTTCAAAGAACTTGTTTATAAATATAATCTAAATTACAAATATAAATAAAATAAATTAAAAAGTCAATAGTTTATTTTTAATTCAAATTAATTGTAGAAATATTATTTATTTTTTCTATTGTTATAACATTTGATACCCAATCTTTTACCAAAGAATTAAATGTTACCAAAAATATTAAATCATAATACTTTTTTATTCTATCCAGAAAATAACTCATCTCCTGTAAATTCTCTTCTGATACTTTTTCAAACGGCTCATCAAAAATAATAAAATTTGGTTTTGGTAGAGAATTTATTTTATTTAAAACTACTCTTAATGCAAGTGAGGCAATGGTTCTTTCATATCCAGAACCCGTTTTTAATGATTTAATCAGTCCAGTTTTATTGTCTTTCATATCCAATACCATTTCCTGGTTGTTTTCATTGATTGATACTTCAACTGTGAATTCTGCAACTCCTTCCAATAATTTGGATAGTTCATTATTTAATTTTGGAATCATATCACGTAAAATTGATTTGGAAATTCCATTTTTTCCCATCAAACTTAAATAGATAGTAAAAACTTTATAAATTTTTTCTTCTTCTCTTATTTCTTTTCCTATTTTTATTTTATCTTCAATATCCTTATTATTATTTAAAATAATATTTTCAAATTCTCTAATTATTGATATTAATTCTTTTTCATCTGTTTCTTGTTGATGAACCTTAAAATTAATATCTCTTATCTTCTCATTTGTTTTATTATTTTGATTAATTTTATCAATATTTTTATGATAGTTTTTTAAATTATCATTTTCTTTTTGTAAATTTATATTTGATAAATCTATTTCAATTTCGGTTCTATCAAATTTAAGTTGGAGTTTATCTCTTTGTTCTATTTTATCTTTATTTTCATTATATTCTTTTAATTGTTGTCCTGTACCATTCAAATCTTCTTTATATTTTTTATATGATAAATTATTTGATTCTAATTTAATTTTTAATTCTTTTATTTCTTTTGAATGATCAATACCTTTTAATGATTGACCACATTTGGAACAAATTTCTCCTTCTTTTAATTCTTTTATATCTTTTTCTAATCTTTCAATATCATTTTTTAATATTGTTACGTTTGAGGATAGTTCTCTTTCTTTTTGTATTAATTTTTCATGTTCTATTTTACTATATGTTACTTTAATATTATCAATTTTAAATTTAATTTCTTTTAATTCATTTTTTTTATTAGTTACATCTTTTTCTATTGCACTTATTTTATTTTCAATTAATAAAGGATCTGATTTTAATAATTTGTCATCAATATCCTGATGTAATGAAGATAATAAAGAATCCTTTGTTTCTTTTGTATCTTTTATGTTTTTTTCAACAATAACTAACTTATCTTTATTTTCTTTTAACTGAGTTTCTTTTTGTTTTATTTCTGATTGTAATTCTTCTATTTCACTTTTTAAAGTCGGAATATTATATAAATTTGATTTTAATGTTGTTTTCCAATCATTAAATATTGTTTTACATATTTCTTCTTTCTCTTTGAATATATTTAAACCAAGGAATTTACACAACAATAATCCTCTTTCTGTGGGTTTTGTTTCAATAAAATTCATAAGATTATCACCAGTGGTAAAAATAGTCATAATAAAATCTTCCATATCTCCAATTTTACTTTTGATTATTTTATCAGTTTCTTGTCTTTGTTCCCCCTCCAAATTTTCTATTATATCATTATCTAATTCCTTATAAAAATTTAATTCAGTACTACAATTTGGTGTCCCATCTTTTTTCCATTTTCTTATTATTTCTCTTTCAATAATATAATTTGAATTATCAATTTTTATATAACCTTTTACTTTTACAATATCATCCTTTGTATATAAATTAAAAATTTCTTCACTTTTTGATGTTCTGGTTGTTGTATTGAAAAATAAAAACAATAAAGAATCGATACACAGCACCGTTTTCCCCATAAAATTTTTAGAAAAAATTCCTACTAATCCATTTAATTTATCAAACTCAATAACATTATTTTTTCCATAACTTAAAAAATTATCAATTTCAAGTTTTCTAATTGACCATGAACTATTTGAATATTTTTTATTTTGTAATTGGTCATTAACTTTTTTGTCTAATTTAAATAAATTTTTTACAAAATTGCTATGTTCTATTATATTTACTGGGGACCCATTAAGATTCTGTTTTAATAAATCTTTGTATTTTTTATATGTTATTGTTTTTATCATCTTATCAATTTTAAATGTTCTTCCAACGGCAGTCAGAAAATATGGACAAAGCCCATAGTTGTTACTCCCTTCAATTTTAAATGTTCTTCCAACAGGTCAGTTGTTATCTTCTTGATTTCCTGAGAATTACAATGATATTTGGATGAAAAAATTTTCCATATTCTATTATAATCTACCCAGGC